ATTAATTTCTTCATCTTTATAATCTTGAAAAATAATTGAGTTTTCTAATATATTTTTTATAATTTCTTTTATTTTTTCAATTTTATCATAATATAAAATTGATACATCATTTAAATAATTTAATATTTCTATTTTATAATTATTATTTTTTAAATTTATTAACTCTTTCTTCAATGTATTTCTAAAAGTATTATAAAATTTTGTTTCTAGATTTATATTTTTTATTAATATAGTTCTCTCTGAATCTTCATTAAGTTTTGTTTGTATTTTTATATCTGAAATTAAATAATTATCACTTTTAAGTTCATTTAACTCATCATTTATATATATTTCTGGTTTTTCTAAAGGAACAAATTGATTGCCATTTGTTAGTATACCAACTACCATTTCATTTTCAATAATTTTATAAAGTGGTTTAATTTTCATTTTTTCTTCGGATAATAAATATGTTGATTCTAGAAATTGTTTAGTATTATTATAATCATTATAATAACTGGATTCATTTTCTTCTATAAATTTAACCTCTATTGAATTATCAGAATAACTAGATGGATAACATGGAATATAATATTGATTATTATTTTTTACGTTTTTATTATCTTTTACAATTAAAGCTATTATTTTTCCTTCGTAATTAATAATTTGATAAAGAATAAAAAAATTATTTATTAATAAAATACTTTTAATTTTTTCAAATGATATATTTCTATCAAAAGTATATTTTTCATTATTAATTTTTCCAATACATTTTTCATTAATATCATTTTTTATTATATTTAAAATTTTTTTAAACTCATTTAAATGAATATTATCTTTTTCAGGATTAAATGAAAATGTTACAATCTCTCTTTCTTTAATTTTTAATGTATCTTTTAGTCCATAAATAGGTTCAAAAAAATCATTATTTTTTATCAAAATAATATTATCTTTATCTTGATCTATAAATTCATTAGAATAATTTTGTTTTGGACAAATAATTTTTACATTTTCTGTTATATCTTCTGAAGTAATATCCAAAATAATTAAGTTTATTCCATTTTCAAATAATTTTGAATTTGGTTTACATATAATATCCCATAAATATGTATAATCTATATATATTGTATTATTTTTTATATATCTTATAAAATTTTCATAAGAAATTATAAATTTCTTATACATATTTATTTGATATATATTTTCTTTATCTAAAATGTTATAAAATTTTGATAATTTATACTGTTCTTCTATTATAAATTTTTCTATGTCATCTTCTATAATATCTCTTGTTGAAAATATTTGTGTTAAGTTTCCATTATTATAAGATATAAATTTATCAATATCAATAGCATCAATTAATATTATTTTAAATTCATTATTGGATATACTTGGTATATTTTTTAATTTTGAATATATATTAGATATACAAGAAATAAATGATTGATTATTATTCTTTTCTACACCACATCTTAATAAACATCTATAATTATATTTTAGCATGTTTGGTTCTTCTTTAGATCTACAATTAGATGTTTCAAATTGTAAAAAATTTCTTAATATAATAGGTAAATCTCCATATTTATTTTTTGGTAGAGGCATTTTTTTTTCACTAAGAATGTATATTCTTTTTGTTGATATTGATTTTTCATCATCAGAATCTTCTTCGGATGATTCACTTTCATCATCATCACTATCATCACTATTATCTTCATAAACCTCTTCATTAATTTCATCTTCTGGAGAAGAATCTATACTTGAATTATTTTTTGTCTGTATTTTTTTTATATTTTTATTACATTTTTTAATTCTTTTTAATAATTTTGCAGATTTATTTTGTGTTAATGATTTATTAAAACAACATGGTAAACAAAAGTTATCAGATGTTTTATTTTTTAAGAATCCTGGTATTTTTGGTATATGATTATCAACATCTTTATCAAATATCATAATATTTCCTGTTTTTTTTTTAATCAATGTTCCATAATTTCCGGAATCATATTGTTCTTTTGTTATGGGTATATTCTTTTTTATATCCCAAAATCTTGGACAAATATAAAAATATTTTTTTTTATTATTTGTAGTATATTCTAATGACTCATTGTATGAACCTGGATTTTCATTATCTATTTTATTCTTTTCTTCTTCGGTTAATATAACAGGTTGTCTTTTTGCTTGACATAATCTCGAATAATTTGTAAACAATTTATTTTCATTTCCAGAAAGCATTTCTATTTTATTTGAAAATAAGTTTTTTTCATAATTTAATAATCTTTGTAAAATTGGATTGGCCTTACCAATTTTGGTATCTATATTTTCTTCTTGTTTATCATCTTTATCATCTTTATCATCTTTATCATCTTTATCCTCTTTATCATCTTTATCATCTTTATCATCTTTATCATCTTTATCTGGTTTATCATAATCTATACTTTCTTCCTCGCTATCTTCTATATCTTGAAATTGTTTTTTTATTGAATCTTCATCATTAGATTCATTATCTGCATCTGAATCTGATTCTATTTCATCTTCTTTATCAATAAAAAAATCTAAATCATCATCATCACTTTTTTCATCTTTTTCACTATTATCATCTAAAAGTATATTTAATAAATTATCATCATTTTCATCATCTGTATTTTCTAATAATTCTTTATCATCATTAACTTTTAATTGGTCGTCAATTATAATATTTTCATTATTATCTTCAACGATATCTTCAGTATAATTTGTATTATTATTTTTACTAACTTTTTCTTTACAAATATCTAATAAAGTTTCATCTGTAATAATATTTATTTTATCATTATTAATTAATTTAATAAAGCTTTCTAGATATATAATTAATTGATTAATATAAAATAATTTATCAATATTTTTAATATTGATTGTTAATGATTTATTTTTATTTTCAAAAGTAATAAAAAATCCAGGTGAATTTTTTATTTTAAATGTTTTATAATTAAATGTATTTTTCATTAATGTTAATGATTGAATAGTTTCTTCAAATAAATTTTTTGCAGTTGTAATAGAATCTAAATTAAAATTATTTTTTAAATTAATAATTATTTTATCTGGAGATATTTGCTGTTTAATTTGTTCAATAATGAATGTTGTTTTATCATCAGAATAATTATAATTAGAAACATTTTTATATCGTAATTCTTTATAATTAATAGATGTATTTTTTATAATATTAAATAAAAAAGAAAAACAATTTTTTACATTATTAAAATTATTTAATCTATTAAATGGTTCATTATAAATAATAGAATAGTTTATATCATTTATTTCAATATTATCATCTGATAATGAAGTAAAGAATTTAATATTATTAGAATTACTTAAAATAGTTTTTATTTTTGTTATTAAAATATTAATGTTTTTTCTTAATAATTTTTCAATACTTTGTGTTTTAATTAATTTAGAAAATTCAATTTTTATATTTATAGAACCAGTAATATCTATTTCTATTATAAAATCTTTAACATATTTAATAAATGTATTAGAAGATTGATTATTAACAAATATAGATATTGTATTTGTTTTTCCCATAATTTTAGAATATTTAATTATAGTTTTTTGTGATAAAAATGGTATTTTAGTATTATTATTTATTTTTGAATATAATCTATATATATTTTCTTGTTTTTTTCCGGGATTATATTTAATCATTGGATAAATTTCATTACTATTCAAAATTTTAAATATTGATTCCAATGATAAATTATAATTTAAATATGAATGTATTGTTAAATTAATTTTATTAATTCCTAATGTTTTATTAATTTTATCAGTTGTTTTATATATTTTATTGAGAGATTCAATTATTTTATTTTTTTTAATAAAATTATCCGAAGTAATATATTTATTTGAACTATCTAATAATTTTTTTTGATTTTTATTAAATTCTTCTATAGAATTTATATTATTTGAGGATAATAAGGGAAAATATATTTTAATAATATAATCAAAATGATTTGTCATAAATTTATTTTCTGAAAATTGTATAACATCATTAAAAAATGATAAATATAATGTATTATTAATTATATTATTTTCAAATAGCATAGAACTATTGTTTGTATTCATATTTTTTGTACCAATTTCTTTTAAATTTATATTTCTCTCATTCAAATGAAATGGATTTATAATATAATTTAAATTATTTTTATTATATTGTCCAATAGATTTTAATTGATTAATAAATAAAATTTTTTGTGATAAGTTATCAATATCATTAAAAGTATAATATTCTTTATCTTCAATTAAATCAAGTATTTTATATTGTTCTAATGTATTTGATAAGAACTCAAAAAAAGTTTTTTTAGAGATTTTATTTTTATTATTATTTGATAAATTATTGTAAATATTTATAGAATTAAACTCACTGTTTTTACAATAAAATAAATATAATTCTTCGTATGAAATTTCATAAAATATTGAAGATATGGCTTTTAGTATTTTAAATTTTAAATTTTCAATCGTATCATCTAAAAAAATTTCATTATCTATAAAAATAATATCTATATTAAAATCATTTGCATATAATAAATCTAATTCGTTAAAATTATTTTCAAATAAATTATAATATTCTGTTTTTATAAATTCATTAAATTTTGATATTTTATTTAATTTATCTAAAGTAATAGTAGGATTTTTTATTTTAAATTCACAATCTATAAATATAAATAAATGTGTTAAAATATTTGTTAAATCTGTTTTATTATATGAATTTATATAAATTTTAAATATATTTGACATCTATATAAATACAATCATATATTTTTATATAATAATGAACTTTAATATTATAGTTGCTTATTGTAAAAATAATGGAATAGGAAATAATAATGATTTACCTTGGTCTATTAAAAGTGATTTAAAAAAGTTTAAAAATTTAACAATTGGAAATGGGAATAATTGTATAGTTATGGGTAAAAATACATGGTTAAGTATAGGTAAACCATTAGAAAAACGTGATAATTTAATATTATCAACAACATTAGATATTGATTATACTAATAAAAATAATATAATAAAAAGTTTTAATTCAATTAATGAATTGATATCTTTTTTTAAATGTAAAACTTATGATAATATATGGATAATCGGTGGTGATAAGATATATAACTTATTTCTATCTTCTAATTATAAAATTAATAATTTATACATAACATATATAGATACAGAATTTGATTGTGATACTTTTTTTCCTAAAATAAATTTACAAAATTATTTTTTTGTTAGTAAAAGTAAACAATTAGAATATTATGATGAAAAAAAAGATAAAAATATAAAAGTTTATGATATATTATATAAATATTATTAAGGATAATCATAATATGGATTATCTGTTATATTTATTCCACAATATCTAGCAGGGTTTTTTTTATAGTTTATAGGTTCATAAATTTTAATTTTTTCTGCTTCAATTATGAAAAATTTAAAGTTTGACCAAAATTCATGTGTATGACCAATAGATTTACTTGCAACATGGCTTAATTCATGTAAAGCAACATACATTAATGTATTATCATCTATTAAATTTCCTTTGCTATCTTTTTCTGTATCTAAACAAAATGCTAACTTTTCGCCTTTATTTTCACTATATGCTGTATATTCACTTGTAGGTAAAGTTTCACTAAGTTTTTTAGGATTATAATTTTTTAATAATATCTTAACACATTCTTTTTCTGGATATTTTTCTTTTAAATATTTTACTAATAAATTTAATTTATCATTCACTGTTGCTAATTTATCTGCTGCTAATTCTAATTTTGTTCTATCTCTTACGCAATACTTATTTCCATTTATATCAGAAATAATACATTTTAATATAAAAGCATCACTATCTTTGTATAATTTTATACATAAAATTACGGCAACTATTACTAAAGTCCATGATAAAATATTATTTGATTCCATATATTATAAAACTTTATAATAAAAAATAAAAAATTTTATAATATATTTATTGGAATGATGATGTTCCTATTTCTAATGGTCTTCTAAATTTGTCAGCTTCAATAGTTGAATGCATCCAAGGACCTGTTCCACCTACTGGATTGGCTGGTTCAGAACGAATTTGTAAATTTGCATTTCTCATTACTTGATTTTCACCTCTAGTACCTACAAAACTCATACCTTGTAATCCATCAGATACTTCATTCATTGGGGCCATTTCTCCCCAACCTTCTTTGTCTTTTGGTAAAAGTTCACTTGAATCGCTTACATTTTGTGTTAACGAGTTATCTAAAGCAGCATTTTGAGTATTTTTTTGTTCTTCAGTATTCATAATTGCAGGTTTAGAAGGCATTTCATTTTGCATACCAGTTTGCAATATATTTTTATTTTCTGAATATTTATATAAAGCATAAACTAGAATTAATATTCCAACTATTCCTAAAACATATTCTAAGGTAAAATTCTTTAAAAGAGAACTTTTTACTGCCATTTATATAATAATAAATAATAAAATAATTATAGATATTATTATTTTATTATTTAAATTGTTAATTATTTATAATACTATCGTTATCGCTGTCACTTTCACTGTCACTATTTATTAAATCTTCTAAATTATACTTTATTTTAATTTTTTTTGCATCTAAAAATGCTTTAATAGCATTATTTCTAATTTGTTTAGCTTTTTTTCTTGCATTTTTATATATTTCTAAATATATATCATCTCTCGATTTAATTTGAATAACATCATTATTTTCTAAATCATTGGCAGATATATTAACAAGATTTTCATTTTTGTTAAAATTTATATTATTATTATTATTTTTACTTAAATTATTATTTATTTCTAAATTATCAAGATTGATATCAATAATTTCTGAATTTTTATTGTTTTTATCTAAATCTTTTATTTCTTTTTCTTCAATATTATCATCATAATAAACATCATTATTGTTATTATTGTTATTATTGTTATTATTGTTATTATTAGTATCATCATAATAAACATCATTATTGTTATTGTTATTAGTATCATCATAATGATAAGATTTATCTACATTTTCAGTATTTTCAATAGTTTCAATAGTTTGAATGGTTTGGATATTTTCAGTATTTTCAGTATTTTCAGTATTTTCAGTATTTTCAGTATTATCAGTATTATCAATTTCAATTTCAAATTCTTCATTTTTTTTTGTATCTATACTTGAAATATCTATTTTTTTATCTGTTTCTTCATTTCTATTTAGTTTTATTAAACATTCGTTATATAAAAATTCATCATTATTTAAAACTAATATTTGTAAAATACTAGTTTCAATAATAAAATTTTTTGTAGTAAATTTTACACCATTTATTGATAATAAAGGAATAATATAATCATTACTTGTTAAATTTGTATAATTTAATGAAACTTCGTTTTCATCATATATTTTTATTTTATTTATATCGCAATTTGTTTTTATTATGAATTCTTTTCCATTTTTATAAGTTTTTATATAAGGTACAATTAAATCTTCTATGTCTGATTTTTCCAATTCATTATGGTTATAAAACCATAAATCTTTTTTTTTGTATATTTGTTCAATTATATAGTTTTCAAACTTTTCAAAAAATTTTATAATATTTGTTTCAGAAAAATTAAATATTAATTCACTAATAGATTTAATTTTATCTTTATTAAAAGAATTTTTTAAATAACATTTTGGAAATTTAATATAAAAATTTTTAAATATATCACCATATGTCAATTTACTAAAATACGTATTATTATTAATTAAAGATGGATTTCCTAAATTAAATATATTAAAATCAATTTCTTCATTAATATCAAAAATTTTATTATTCATTAATAGTTTGTTAGAAAATGTAAATTAAAATAATACGTATAATATTATAATAATGAAAAAAAAAATAGATGATTCTGAAAATATTATTTTTAAATATATTATTGAAGAGTTAGAAAAAAAAGAGACTAATAGAATTATAAAAAATATAATTCATAATGTTTTTTTTGATATTTATATTATTTTTATAATAATAATAATTTTATTAATAATAAATATCATAATAAATTTAGGAAATTTATTTTATTTTATAAAAAAAAATAAAGTATTTACTTATAATATATAGAAATGTTTGACACTAATAAACAACTAGGAGGAAAAAGAACAAGAAGCTATACAAAAAAAGCTAAAGGAAAATATGGTAAAAAAAAATGTGGAGGTTCAAAAAGTAGAAGCAGCGGAGGCAGAAGCAGTAGCAGCAGAAGTAGAAGCGGTGGCGTTACTTTAGGAGATGCTCTTGTTCCTGCTGCTCTTTATGCTGGTTTACGTTATTTAAAACGTAGAAATTCAAAAAAATCATCAAAAAAAATGTCAAGAAAATCGCGATCAAAATAAATATATAAAATATAATATTTTTATTTAAAAATAAATAAAAGTATTATACTAATGTCATTAGAAGATAAAATAAAAAATTGGGTTATACTTGATAATAAATATATTAAGGTATCCGAAGAAATGAAAAAAATAAGAGATGAAAAAAATGAAATATCTTCAGATATAATAACTTTTTTTAATGAAAAAGAAATAAAAAATCCTACAATAAATATAACAGGTGGAAAAATTAATTTAATTAATCAAAAAGTGGCCAATCCATTGAGTTATAAATTTTTAGAAGATTGTTTTAAGGAATTTTTTAATAATGATGAAAAAGCAAGAGAATTATTGACATTTATAAAAGAAAAACGTATATATTCTGAAAATGAAACTTTAAAAAGAATCAATTTAGTCAAATAATTTATATAATACTATAACATAATATTATTATATATATAATGTATCATCAATTAAATGTTAATGATAATAATATGAAAAATTTAGGATTTATTTTTGGATTTAATTATAATCCAAGTGGGGAAAAAGAAGTAACAAAAATAAGTAATTTTTATAAAATAGGAGATGATATTATAGAAGATAATGTATATTTAAAATTATATAATAATATAGAAATAAAACCTAATAAATTTTCAAGAAAAAATAAAAAAAATTTACACAAAAAATCTAGAAAAATTTAGAAAAATATAAATTATACACAGTAAAATAAGTATCTATAATTAAAGCACTTAATGAAAATAAAAATAATATTTTTTCAATAATTGTTTTATTTTTTTTTAAATAAAAATAATAACATAAAAGCATAAAAAATGGAATTGCTAAAAAATCACCTATTGTTATGAAATAATTTATATTATACATGATATATATATATAATAATATATTTAAAAATATATTATTATTTAATCTATTAAAAGATGAAGTTATTTTTATTCTTAATACAATTAAATTTATCTTTTTCATTTGTACCAAATTATTTAAATAATAATATATTATTTCCAAAATTAAAAAGTTATTCTATAATTAATAATATAGAATATGAACCATCTGAAATTATAAATAAATTAGCAAGAAGTGCTAAAGATTTAGATCAATATACATTAAATCAATTTTTGGATGAAATTAAACATAATAATATTGAAGCTGTAAGTATTATAAAAAATATTGATACTAATAACATTAATGGATTAGTAGCAATAGATAATAATCACGAAAATTTTTTACCCTCAATAGATAATTTACATTTTTTGGAAACAGGAATTAATAAAGTAAATGATATAGTAGTTCAATCATTAATTGATAATGATATCTATTATAAAGTTGTTCAGATGGGAAATCAAAATATTATGCAAAGTTTTGGGGGGGTAGGAACATTAATAAATTTTATAATAATTTTTTATTTATTAAATATTTTTATAAGTTTTTTGAGAGGTGGAAATATGCCAGGTGGGGGGATAAATCCAATGAATGCTGGAAAACTAGAAAAACAAGGAGTTATTGATAGTGAAGATATTAAAACATCATTTGATGATGTAGCAGGTTGTGATGAAGCAAAATATGAACTACAAGAAGTTGTTGATTTTTTAAAAAATCCTGAGAAATTTGAAGTTGCAGGAGCAAAAGTACCAAAGGGGGTACTACTTGAGGGTCCACCAGGTACAGGTAAAACATTACTAGCAAGAGCTGTTGCTGGAGAAGCAGGTGTTTCATTTTTACAAGTTTCTGCATCAGAATTTATTCAAATGTTTGTTGGAGTTGGTGCATCGAGAGTGAGAGATTTATTTAATAAAGCAAAACAAAATTCTCCATGTGTAATTTTTATAGATGAAATTGATGCAGTAGGTAGAAAACGCGGTGAACAGTTTGGAGGAGGTGGAAATGAAGAACGTGAACAAACTTTAAATCAAATTCTAACAAACATGGATGGTTTTGAGAAAACAGATTCTATTATTGTATTAGCAGCAACAAATAGAGCTGACATATTAGATTCGGCTTTAACAAGATCTGGAAGATTTGATAGAAAAGTACAAGTAGGTTTACCAGATTTATTAGGAAGACGTAAAATTTTAGATGTTCATTTAAGAAATAAATTTCTAGAACCAAATACAAATTTAGAAGAAGTAGCAGCATTAACTAGTGGTTTTTCAGGTGCAGATATTGAAAATATGGCTAATGAAGCGGCTATTCTTGCATTAAGACAAAATAAAACTATTATTAATTCTACTAATTTAATAGATGCATTTGAAAAAATAGTAATTGGTTTACCAAAAATGAATAATGAAAATAAAGATGAAGATAACTTAGTAGCATATCATGAGGCAGGTCATACTTTAATGGCTTTATTATTTAAAGAATTTTTTGATGTTAGAAAAGTTACTATTAATGCAAATACAAATGGTGCCGGAGGATTTACATTATTTACTGCAAAAGAATCGTATAATAGTTATCCTACAAAAAAATTTTTATTAGCAAATTTAATTGTTACAATGGGAGGGAGAGCTGCGGAAATAATTTTATTTGACAAAATTATAAATAAAAATGAAAAAATAAATTATGATAATCACAAATTATTTAATTCTGTAAATAATTTAGATGTTACTACAGGTGCAAGTCAGGATTTAAAACAAGCAG